ATTTTAGCTTCCTTTAGAATCACGTCAGGTAAAGTATGACACGCTTCATCGATGTCTTTGTATGCATGAAATAGGGAACGATCTTTATGATTCATAGACATGTGAAAGTTTATTTTCGCCATGCGTTTGTTTTCATACGTTGAGGATCGCTGTGTTGAAATCACGGTCCCCTTCCCCCAATTTTGTGAAAACAGCTCTGGATTTGCATTCGGGTTCCCACATCTCGCTGGATCATTTACCTTCCCATCATCCGTAATACCACTCGTCCATTCAGCGGTATCATCTATAAACCTATCATCTACAAGACCGCATTCAGAACAGGTGGGTAAACCTTCGGGTGAATAAATTTTAATACCTGAACATTCTTTGCAAATATGTATATTAACTGGCTTTTCTTTTTCGTTTGTTTTTGATTGTATTGAATCTAGTTGTTTCCAAATTGCTGCCAGCATCTTTTTAGATACTGACTTTTTTAAGATTTTTGTTTTAACGCATTTACAGACTTAGGCTTTTAATATTCATTTCAATCATATCCACCGTATTCTTGAAACTTCTACCCCCCGATGTTGATGGTTTCCATTCATTCCATTCTCGATCTATACTCTGGTGACCTGGTGGTAACTCAATATTCATACCCTCTATTTCCGTATCTGAAACGATGAAATCATTTAATTCGGAACCAGACCCTCCCTCATCATATATATCACTGTCTGTATCTTCGACGTCAATCTCGGAATAATAAGCAAACATATCATCTCCAAGATCTTTCATTTCTAAATCAGTAAATTTGGTTCCAGACGGGAAATGTTCCATTAAACTTTCGAAGGGTGCGGGTAACATATCACCCTCGTCTACTTTGTAGACACATGCAGACTTGTAAATTAGCTCAGTTGGGTTGAGGTATCGGACCCCGAGGGTCAGGCCAGTATTCATTGCAACGACACCGTACATTTCGTCTTCAATACCGTCTTCGTTTACGAGTAGTTTAACTATATCATTTTCATTTATTTCAGATGGCACGATCATGCTTAGAGTTTTCTCACAAAAAATAATGAGGGATAATATCACAGATGAAAGTTATTATATATTCGAAGGAAGGATGTCAGTATTGCGACCACGCGGTGACCCTCAGCGAAGCGGAGGGCCTCAATCACGAAAAGATTTTGATAGAAAAGGAGGAACTAAAAAAAATATGTGGTGGCAGTATCGATTCCTACCCTCAAATATTTATTGACGGACGTCATATCGGAAACTACTTTGAATACCAAGAATACATTGAAGATGAATACGAACCCATTCTATCCCCCACTTTGAATAGATTCACAGTGTTTCCCCTGAAGTATCCCGGGCTCTGGGAACTCTATAAGAAGGCCCAAATGTCTAATTGGACCGCAGAAGAAGTAGATTTATCAACCGACCTATCCGACTGGAAAACCCTCAACGACAACGAACAAAAATTCATCAAGTATATCCTGGCGTTTTTCGCTGGCTCCGATGGAATTGTTTTTGAGAATATCAATAACAATTTCGCTGACGAAGTGCAAATTTCAGAGGCTCGTTCCTTCTATGCGTATCAATGTCACAATGAAATGGTCCACGGGGAGACGTATTCTAAACTAATCGACAAATACATCAAAGATTCTACTGAGAAAAAACACCTCTTTGAGGCTATACAAACCGTCCCCTGTATCGAAAGAAAGGCAAACTGGGCCCTAAAATGGTTCGATACCAAGTCCCAAACCTTCGCCGAACGTCTCTTCGCGTTTGCATGTGTAGAGGGAATCTTCTTCTCTGGAAGTTTCTGTGCGATATACTGGCTCAAGAAGCGGGGCCTGATGCCCGGGCTATGCTTCTCGAATGAACTTATTTCTAGGGACGAAGGTCTTCACCAGGAATTTGCAGTCGAACTATTCAAACTCCTACGTAACAAACCTTCCACAGAGACGATTCACACCATAGTTAGGGAAGCTGTGGAGATTGAAAAGGGGTTCATTTTAGATGCACTTCCCTGTAACCTTATAGGGATGAACTCGGACAAAATGTCTGAATATATAGAGTATGTATCTGACCGTCTTCTCAAACAGGTTGGACAACCCACAATTTGGGGTTCTAAGAATCCATTTGATTTTATGGAAAATATTAGCCTAGATGGGAAGACCAATTTTTTTGAAAAGAGGGTGGGTGACTATGGGAAGATGGATGACACCTCCGATGATATTGGGTTTGATGAAGAGTTCTAATTAAATAGTGGATCTTCATTCATTTCATTCATGGGTTCCAAAACCCGACCCGTCTCGTGAAAATTGATTTGGGGTTCCCCAAAATCGGGTTTAGGGTTAGGGGCATCGACCATATCAGGTGGTGCACTCGCGACAACCTTATTACCCTTCCTTTTACCCTTACACCCACAACCCTTCTTACCACCCTCCTTTTTCACATTCATCATACCCCAAACAATGAGAGTGAAAACGATCGCGTGAACAACCAAACCAAAATTAGAAGGGCAACCATTTGGTGTTGCGATACTGGGACCTAAAATTCGTCTAACGAGACGAAATGTCTCGGGATTTGCGACTATAAAGAAGGTAAGACCCGAAATTACAGAAGTCAAGAATTTGTCCTGCTGTTTTCGACCGTTACATCCGCAACCACAATCTTTAAACATACCCATTATACTTTTGATATATGTTTACAAAAAAAACTTACTTAAAGTTCAGCCACCTAGTATATATATAACCACCAAACAATGTCGCTCGCTATCAAAGAAATCTCAAAGTTCTCCCCCGCCTCTGTGGGATTTTCCACTCTTCGTAAGAATAAGAATGGCGGTAAAACCGTCTACATTAATTCAGGCGACAACAAGAAAAATTACATTCAGTTCCCATTCATGCGTTCCCCCTTCGGTCTCAGCACCTTTACTGATGAGGGGACTGGACGCACTACATATTCCCTGGATCTTTCATTTGACCCTGACAACGAGGATGCCATGCTCGTCCACAGCAAGCTGAAGGAACTTGATGAAATCATCGTCAACACCGTCGCCAAGAACTCTAAGGAGTGGCTTGGTAAGGAGTTCAACGTCGCAGTCCTTAAGGAAGCTCTCTACAAGCCAATGGTTCGCCCTGGTAAGGAGCAGTACCCGTCTACCATGAAGCTCAAGATTCTCACAAAGCCAGATGGAACGTTTGTTCCAGAGGCTTACAATATGCAACGCGAGTCTACCCCAGTTGATTCCATCGAGAAGGGACAGAAGGTGATGTGTATCGTCGACCTCAGCAGCATCTGGTTCATCGACAACAAGTTCGGTGTGACTATGAGGCTCCAACAATGTCTCCTTGAGCAATCTACCAAGCTTCCATCTTTCGCCTTCCAAGGCCTCGACCTCCCAGAACCTGAAGAGGATGGGGAGGTTGACGAAGAGGTTGATGAGGAGGTTGATGTCTAAGATCCTAAAAAAATACAAAAAAAATTCAGCCCCTATTGGTAAGAAGAAAAAAACTTCTTACGAATAAGTAAGAATGTCCAACATAGAGAAGAATCTCAAGAAGATTCTTAGAGGGAAAAAGGGGTGTTCACCCCAAGCGTATTTACCTTCAACGAAGAAAGTTGGATCTGGTGCGTATGGAAATGTTTTCAGGGGAAATGTGAATGGGAATGGTAAGAGATATGTAGCCTACAAAGAAATCAAGTTACCAGGAAATAACGTAACTCTCGTCGAATTGCAGAACTATCTCAAACAGAATCCAGCTCGAATGGAATTCACTATTGCGAAAAAGTTGAAGGGCTTCGGTGTTCCAGAAAATTACATATACAAGACATGTAGTGATAAAGTCATCATCTATATGGAATACATCGATGGGATGGAATTAAGAAACTGGTGGAAGACTAACCCAACATTAGAACAACAAAAGTCTCTTATAGTTCAGGTTATTTACAATCTCTACAGGATTCATAAAAAGTATCCAAAATTCAGACACCATGATCTTCACGAGGGCAACATTTTGATAAAAAAGGTACCCGAAAAGAAAATCAAAGTTGAGCTAAACAATAAAACGTATACAATTTCAAATGGTGGTATCGAGGCTGTAATGATTGATTTTGGATTTTCACTATTTCCCCGTATAAAAAATCCTTTGATAAACGATAACTACTTCAAAAATATTGGAATTTCCAGAAAATCTCATAAACTATATGATGTACACCTTTTCTTAAACAGTCTCTACAACTTGATCACACAACAAAAAAACCCTGGAGTGGCCACACGCGTCTCGAGGAATTTTATTAAGTCCCTCTTACCACCCATGTATTTGGGTCGCAAAAGTACAGTTGTTGATGAGTTTAGATTGATTGGTACCGATCGTAAAAATGTCGCTCACACCTTTTACCTACCGGGGTTTGAAAATATTTTATATAAACCCTTCCTCACGGGTGAAACAAAGGCTTTACCCCTACCAAATCCACGAAAATTTGCGAAACCCCCCATAGCTCCGAAAAAGAAATCCAGTACACCAATCAATAAGGCGGCTGCATATGCGAAGGCGGTAGCTGTTATGAAAAAACAACGGGAAGTCGGTCCCCGTTCCCCCAAGCCAATCCCTCGCAGACGGATGTGATTAAAGCACGATCTTGAAGACGCGCTTAGTGCCCTCATCAACTTCGGAGAGTATCTTAAACTTTGGGGTCTTGGTGAGCTTCACCCCATCCTTAGTGACGAATGATTTCATCCGTTCAACTTCACCACGGGGCATTTTCCTGGTGTACTTGAGTGTGACATTCTTAGTTCCAATAGTAAATTCAGTTGAAGACATTTTAATATTTACCTATAATAAAATATGATTGCTTTCGTGATTCTATTGATTGTTGTTATCATGATTCTCATGCGAACTGAACGGGCTCCACCAAAAGACGGTAAGAAATGGACGGTTTACGGGACCATGGGTTGTGGATGGACTCGTAAGCAGTTAGAATATATGAATAAGAAAAACATACCTCATACGTTTATCGATTGTGATAAAGAATCATGTGCTGGTATGGATGCGTTCCCGACACTCGTAGACCCCAATGGTAAACAATTAGTTGGATACAATGAAGTTTAGAGGCCACGGATGACGGTCATGGAGATGGCGAGAATGAGGGCATCCGTCAAGTTCTTGATAGGCTTGAGGATAGAGATGTGCTTCACGAGCGACCTGTTCCACACGAGGCGGAGGATGAAGGTGCTGATGAGGATTGTGAGCACGAAGATGAGAATTTCATAGAGAATGTCAGACTTACTTTCGGATTTGGAAACCTCCTTGATCATTTATTAGGGGTGGATATTTTTTTTCTATCCCTACTTCAAATGAAAGACCTCCCCCTGAGTGGGTCAGAAAGTAGGTTTACAAATAGAAGATGGGGGACAAGTACAGGTATAGGTAACAATAACTGCTATGCGTACGCTGTTGGTGACTATGAAGCCTACAGGTGGCAGAAGTCTATACCAGGTGATAGGTCTGGATTGTCAAATGGTAATCACAACTATACCCACTGCACGGGTCTTCCAAATCGTGTCGTATCAGATAACCCCAAAAAAGTCTACAAAGTTGATGCGAATACAAAATGTAAAAAGGGCTACTTCAAGGTTATGATGTTTGTTTCCCCTGGGAGACCGATGAACTACATTCGTCAAGGTGACTTTCACTTTTACAAGCAGCATGGTGTTGTAGAATACAAAGTGAAGCCCGGGGACACCATAAAATCTGTGGCTAAGTTCTTCAAGGTACCAGAATCAAGAATAAAGAAGGCTGGAAAATTCAAAACTGGCAGGCGTATCATATTCAAAGCTAATGTATTCAGTCACAAGCGGGGGTGGGCTACGGGTCCACTTCTGACTGACGCCAAGGGGGGTATGATAAAAGATCCCCGTAAAGCTTCTAGGAACTACCCAGGTCTAAACTATGAGAAGTACTGTAGTTCATTCTGCGTCAAGAATTCCGGCATCAAAGTCGGAAAGACTCATCCCAAGGTCCGATAGAATACTATCTAAATCCATCAAATTTTCGACACCATCGAAGGATAGATCGAAAAGATCCACAACCTCCATTGTAGTATTTTCATTCAATGACACAGTATTTGACACTGCTGTGTGATTGTTCTGTACTGTGACTGTAATTTTAAACTGCGAAGCATCAAAAACTTTTCTACATACGGGACAAGTATTTTTACCTTTATTTTTCCATTCCTGTAGACAGTGGGAATGAAACATATGTCCGCATCGAGTCGGTGGATTTGCCCGAGTCGACTTAACCTCATTTAGACATATGGAACATGTTGACATTCTATAGTACGGGTGTAAAGTTTTTTACCAAATTTAGCTCAGTTAGTAAATCTTGGATGCATTGACGAGTGGTTTGTTGCAGTCATTGCAGTTAGTCTTCCCCTGTTCGTCTTGGATCTTGGAGAGCATTTCTGGTCCAGACTTTTGGAGAAGCTGACGGTACGAATAGTTGTCCTCGAAGGAAATGTTGTTCTGTTTCATCACGTAGTTGTTGAACAGTTGGGCTGACGTGTTTATGGTGAAGCATCGACCATCGGCCATGCCAAGTCGTTGAGACATCTTTTATTAAAATACACCTAGAAATTAATTTGTCTATTGGATATAGTTTTCATCCATGACTCAAAACCTCTCTCTTTCAAAACCTTCACAAAGGGGTCACACCTGTACCCCAAAAATATATCAAAAACATCCGTCTCTGTAGTTCGAGAAACCCTAATCCTGGGGTTCTCGTTGATGTGCTGATTAATTATATTGTACCCAAATGCAATTTCTTTTAGGGTCTCTGCCCCAGTGATTATAATCTTCCCTGTGCTGAAGATACTGCAGGTAATCTCCTTCATATCATGGGCTGGTTTGAACTTAATCTTAACCGCTGAATATCTATCTGGTTCAAAAGACACCTTAAAAATATCATTGTACCTCTCAAACCAGTCTGAAACTTGCATCAGGTTAATATTATAGTTGAGACTGAAGTTTGAATTGATCATTACAACCCGGAAAGATTCCACTGGAGCTGTATTAGTCATGCCCAAAAAGTTTTTGAAAATGAAAATAAGTTGGGTGATGATGCGCTTACAATCGAAGAGATCACAACACCCCGCAACTTGGATACTTCCATTTGGGAACACCTTTACAGATTTTGTACTGTATGTATCATGGTAGGTAAGTGTGACCTGATTGTAAAATGTAGTTGGCTTCAATTTCCATTCAAATCCATCCATCTTTGATCCCTGTCGCCTCATCTTATAGGAACCAATCCTCTCAAAAGTGGTCCGTAATCTGTCGATGTCAATTTCTTGGACAAAGCTCGAGACCATCGTAATTGTGGTAATCTTTATCCAAGAGGGTTTAAACTCCTCGGGTAATTGATTTCGAAAATCATTTATAGTGAGGAGGTAGGAAAAACTGTTATTAGCGATTGAAGAGTACATACTTTTCACGTAGACAGGAGCCACTTAGGTGTTTAAAGAAACAAACCGTCTTTAAATCAAATGACCTCCTTTTTTAAGTCTGCTCGACATATTCATGATGTAGAGTCTGATCTTTCATATGTTGAGATTGAATATGAACGCTACATTAAAAGTGTCGGACGATACACGACTTTTACAGATTACATCAACACGGAGCCCCTCGCTGATTGGGTATATTTAGAGTCAAACACACAGTCTATTCAATACGAAAAATTCCTCGACGCCATGGTGAAAAAAACATTGGAGGTGAGACAGCGAATGTGTGAAGTTCTACTTGAAAATACATTGGTATACGAGCGAATGGATAACGTCTATCTTCGCCTCCTACACGCAAGTAAAATTTTAGATCCTACATTTCAACCACCTCGTATAAATAAGGAGAGTGCTTGGCAAGTAGAGTTCACGAGGAATTTCTGTAATGAAACCATACAGGATATCATACAGGGATGTACAAATATGTCACGTCTGTCATATTTCTTTAACGTTTTGCGTACAATAGACCTAAATACACCATTATGATTATACATAAAATCATACCAATCATTGGCGCGGTAGGTTCACCGACACTGATAGTGGGAGTGGGAGTGGGAGCACTCTTGATTTTCTTGGGTGCAACCCCACAATCTATGTTCCTACGGGGGTGGATATTATCGACAGCGATTCTCGAATCACCCCCTTTTTCCGTACTACACAGACCGTATTCACAAAAAACACTGCCAGATGCCTCAACCTTTTTAACTGGACGAACTTCCTGAAAATCTTCAAAATCACCTGTCTGTCTCACACCTCCTGGAAGGGAGAAATCGCGAGAGACAAATGGGTTCACGTCATCAATTGCATCTTGGTCACTGAGCATAAACTCACTCATTATTAGTATTACTTCAGATTATATTTTTTGTCTGTCATTTTATGTTTGTGCTCATTCCACATTTCATCAAGATCCACGTTTAACATATGGGCCAGTTGAAATAGGTAACTAAACACATCCCCCATCTCCATCATGACATCCGTTCCCCTCTCTTTTTTTAAATTCATCTTCTTGAAGACCTTTTTATGCTGACGAATAGCTG